CCGTCAACGTTTTAACATTTACGCAGGAAACTACTAACATGGCCACCATTGCAATTACCTCCCTTCCCGTAGCAACTGCTGCCGCTACTACTGATGTCTTGCCAATTGTGCAGTCAGGCACAACCAAGCAAGTCACCAATGCATTGTTGTTTACCAATGCAACAATGGTTGCGCCTGCGCTAGGTACGCCCGCCAGTGGCGTTTTGACCAATTGCACGGGTTTGCCTGTTGCAACCGGCGTAAGTGGTTTGGGTGCCGGTGTGGCAACATTTTTGGCAACGCCAAGCAGTACCAATCTACGAACTGCGTTAACTGATGAAACAGGTACAGGTTCTGCTGTATTTGCAACTACACCAACATTGACCACACCGGTCATTGGCGCGGCCACAGGCACAAGCCTTGCATTGAGTGGCTTCAGCGCGGTAAGCGCGGCTGCACCAACAATCGCAAGCGCAACAACAATTGCACCAACAACCCCAATTGTTTTTGTTTCAGGGACAACGGCAGTGGTGAACATCACGGCAGCAGCGCCAATTTCTACTGGCGGCGGTACGATCACATTAATTCCTACTGGCGCATTTACTTGGACAGCGGCGGGAAATATTGCCGTACTCGGAACGGCGGTTGTTAATAGGGCACTCACAATGACTTACGACGCTACAACGACCAAATGGTATCCAAGTTACGTTTAACATGAAAACGCCTATTCTTGGCTCGACCTATGTGACCCGCAGCATCAACGCTGCGGATGCGCGCATGGTAAATCTGTTTCCAGAGGTTATTCCCGAGGGCGGTAAAGAACCGGCATTCTTGCAACGCTGCCCAGGGTTAGCGCTTTTGTCAACGGTGGGCGTTGGCCCGGTTCGTGGGCTGTGGGCGTTCTCGCCCAACGATAGTGTGGGTTTTGTAGTGTCTGGTAACTCACTCTACAAAATCAACGACGCCTACGCGGCCACGCTGATTGGCACTGTGGCCGGTACTGGGCCGGTCAGCATGGCCGACAACGGCACGCAACTGTTCATTGCGGCCAACGGCCCCAGCTACATCTACAACAACACCACCAATGCCTTTGGCCAGATCAATGACCTTGACTTTCCCGGTGCGGTGACTGTCTGCTATCTGGACGGCTATTTTGTGTTCAACGAACCCAATAGCCAAAAGATGTGGGTAACCACCCTCTTGGATGGCACGTCCATTGACCCGCTGGAATTTGCAAGCACCGAAGGCTCGCCTGATGGCCTGTTGGCCGTGGTGTCCAATTTTCGCGAAGTTTGGGCCTTTGGCACAAACAGCATTGAAGTCTGGTACGACTCAGGCGCCACAGACTTCCCCTTGCAACGCATCCAAGGCGCGTTTAACGAGCTTGGTTGCGCAGCCCCTTACTCCATTGCCAAGATGGACAACGGCCTGTTCTGGCTGGGCCGGGATCGCCGAGGACAGGGCATTGTTTACAGGGCCAACGGTTACCAAGGCCAGCGCATCTCAACCCATGCGGTTGAATGGCAAATTCAACAGTACGGTGACATGTCGGACGCCATTGCGTACACTTATCAACAGGATGGCCACAGCTTTTACGTGCTGATATTCCCCACGGCCAACACTACTTGGGTGTATGACGCCGCCACCCAAGCCTGGCACGAACGGGCCGGCTTTGTTGAAGGGGTGTTTACCCGGCACCGTAGCAACTGCCAGATGGCGTTTAACAACAAAATTGTCGTTGGCGACTTTGAAAACGGCAACATCTACGCTTTTGACCTTGACGTGTACGCTGACAATGGACAGATTCAAAAGTGGCTGCGCACTTGGCGGGCGTTGCCTACGGGGCAAAACAACTTGAAGCGCACAGCGCACCATAGTTTGCAATTGGATTGCGAAACGGGCGTAGGCTTAAACCTATACCCAGCATACGCCAGTGAAAACATAGACACTGAGTCGGGATTAAATCTTGTAGCTGAATATAGGCAAACCTATTTGGCCACTCAATCAGGCGTTACATTGACCACCGAAGCAGGGGACGGTTTTGAACCGATTGGGCAATACGAATTATCAGATACTGACATTACGGGCTATGAACTTGTTACCATTGCGTACCCCGCTGCACCAGGCTACAACCCCGAAGCCATGCTGCGTTGGTCAGACGACGGCGGGCACACTTGGTCAAATGAGCATTGGTCGCCACTTGGCAGAATCGGTGCGTATGGCCACCGGACGTTTTGGCGGCGGTTGGGCATGACAGTCAAGTTGCGAGACCGCGTCTATGAGCTGTCCATGACTGACCCGGTCAAAGTGGCCATCATGGGCGCCGAGTTAATCATTAGCCCGACCAATGCCTAGCCCCAACGCAAATCCAACGCCCATTACACCCCCTAGGGTGCCGTTGATTGACCCGCGCACCGGGTTGATTGACCGGGCGTGGTATTTGTTTTTTCTGTCGCTCAATGACGTTGCTACGGCGGTCATTGACGATTCTGGCCTTACGTTTAGCTCCGAGTCGCTGATCGCGTCCTATGACGCCGCGCTTCTTGCGGTTAATCAAGAATTGCAAACGCTGCCGCCAGTTGTTACCTTACCGATTCCTGACGTATTGACTGACTGCTGTTCGGCGTTGGTGTCTCAGATGGCTGAGATGCAAAAGCAAATTGAAGCGCTGCAATCGCAACCCATTCTTGACATTGGCGCAGTCAACGCATCTATTGCGGCGCTGTCAACCGTGCCAGTGACTGTAGTGGCAGACTTTACAGTGGGCACCAGCAACTGGTACATCAACAATAAGTCAGGCTCAACCTGTACAGTCACTTTACCGGCTGCGTCCACATTTCCTGGTGGGTACTTGACCTTCCAAAATTACCAAGCCCAGACGCTGGTGTCAGCATCCAGCAACGTTGTCCCGCGAGCTGGCGGCGCGGCGGGCACCGCAATCCTCTTGGCAGTTGCAGGCAATTGGGCGACAATGGTGTCTGACGGCACCAATTGGGTCATCATGCAAGCTGCCGCTAACAATTGCCTTTTACTGGAGTAACCCATGACAGTCACCGTCAAAGTCCTTGTCCCCGCCAAAAACGTCGAGGCAACCCAGACCACCCAGTACACAGCTACTGGCGTCACAGCTATCATCGACAAATTCACCGCGACTAACTACAGCGGCAGCGCCGCAACCATCAGCGTCAACTTGGTTACGGTGTCTGGGTCTGCCGGCAACTCCAACTTGATCACCAAGACCAAGACGCTCCAAGCGTCTGAGGTCTATACTTTCCCCGAGTTGGTGGGCCAGGTGCTGGGCGTGGGCGACTTTATCAGCACCATTGCAGGCACCGCCACAGCGATCAACATGCGCGTCAGTGGCCGTGAGGTGACTTAATGGAATTGGCTTGCGGCACTGAGTTCAATCTAACGCCAGCTTTGTCCATGCCGGACAAGGTTGTAGCGTTGCAAAATGAACTGTTAAAAATGCCGCAGGCCAAGATTGTGACTGAGCACACGTTTATGCCCGGCGTCTACGAGCGCAAGATCACCATTCCACCGTGGACTGTATTGACCGGCGCAGAACATAAGTCAGCCTACCGCGTTCGCTTGGAAAAAGGCACAATCGCGGTTAATACTGACGATGGCGTGAAAGTCTTGACAGGCCCATGTGAGTTTCCCGCAAGCGCGGGGATGCAACGCGCAGGGCGTGTTTTTGATGATGAAGTTGTTTGGGTGGACGTATATGACAACCCAGACGATTGCGCCGACATTGCAGTTTTGGAAGACAGACTGTATATAGTGCCTGAGTATGGACTTGGCGACAGCAGAACTGAGTTGCAAAAAGCGCAGATTGCGTACCGCGCGTTTTTGTGCAGACTTGATTTAAAAGACAGCGAAGTTGACGAAATGGTTAGCACCTCATTTGGGAACAAACAGATTTCTGAAGACGTTTGTGTCTCTGTAGCCCGTAAAATGCAAGTTAAATGTGAAGGAGAGCTATCATGGCCGGTTGGACAGCAGCAGCTATAGTTGGGGGCGCGTTATTAGGCGCCAGCACATCGCGCAGCGCGGCAAGTCAGCAATCAGACGCCGCAAAACGAGCGGGTGAAATATCGGACGCGCAGTACTATCAAACACGCGAAGATCAAAGACCTTTTCGTGAGATGGGTATCCGCGCGCTACCTCAGCTTGAAGCGCAACGCAACATGATGCCGGGGGCGTTTACTGGGCAAGTCAACTTGGGTCAAGACCCAGGATATGCGTTTCGATTGTCCGAAGGCCAGAAGGCGCTGGATCGAAGCGCCGCCGCCAGGGGCGGTTTGATCTCAGGCGGGGCCATGAAGGCCGCGCAACGCTTCGGCCAAGAAATGGGTAGCCAAGAGTACCAAAACGCTTACAACCGGGCGCTAACAGGTTACAACGCTGATGTGGCGCGTGAGGCCACAGGCTACAACCGTCTGGCGGCTTTAGCGGGTATTGGTCAGACGGCCACATCTCAGATCGGCGCGGCTGGCGCAGCCAACGCAGCCAACATGGGCAATTACTTGACCGGCGGCGCTGCGGCTGGGGCGGCGGGCCAAGTGGGTGCAGCCAATGCTATAACTGGCGGCTTGAGCACTTATTTGAATTACAACCAAGGCAACAACTTAGTTAACGCATTAAACCAAAGAAATTTAGTGGGCCAATACGGCGCAGGCAATGTATATGGACCAGGCAGTATGTCTCCAAATGCGTACAACGCCCAAATAACTAATTTTGACTGAGACAAATCATGGCACTTAACCCAAACATTGCGCTAGGCGTCCGAGGCGTTGAAGTGGCCAACCCGTTGGCCCAGTACGCTCAAATTTCACAACTTCAAAGCGCGCAGAATCAAAATGCTTTGGCGCAGTATCAGCTTGCCACTGCGCAACGCGAACAAGAATCAACCAATGCGCTTAACGAAGCGTATCGGTCTGCTTACAACCCACAAACGGGTGATATTGACATCAACACTTTGCGCAAGACTTTGTCTACTGGAGGTTTTGGTTCTAAGCTGCCTGGGCTTGAAAAGACGCTAGGAGAATTGCAAGCGCAAAAACTTACCCAACAAAAATTGCAAGGTGAAATAACCGCACAACCAATTGCGTTGCAAATTCAACAAGCTAATTTAGTTGACACTAAGCTAAAGCAGTCGCGTGCATTTTTGGACACAATTAATCCCTCAGACCCTAACGCGCCGCAACAGTATTTCAGTTGGTTTCAAGCCAATCATGCAGACCCTATTCTTGGCCCCACACTTAAGGCCAGAGGAATAACTGAAGAACAGTTTGTCACAAAAATACAGCAAGCTATGACTCAAGGCCCGCAAGCCTTTGCTCAACTGCTTAATCAGTCCAAACTTGGCACTGAAAAGTTTATGGAGTTGAACAAACCAACTACACAAGTCATTGACCAAAGTGGCCAACGCCGAGTGCTTCAGATTCCTGGGCTTGGAGGTGCGCCTATTTCTATCGGCACATACGAAGATGTGCCGTTGCCCGGCCCCGTTCAAAACCAAAAAATACAGATTGCACAACAAAGCCGGCCACCAGCGCAGCCCGTTGCACCCACAATCACGCAAATTATTGATCCAACTAACCCCAATCAAATGATCTCCGTAGACGCACGGCGCTACCAAGGCGGCGGCGTAGGATCGCCCGGCGTTATTGGCGTGGGTGGTAAAGAACCAGGCGCGGCGATACGTGTCAATAAAGCGGAAGAAGGCAAAACACAACTTGCAAATGATTTAGATAACTTGCGTTCTTCGTTTACAGAACTTGATCGACTTCGCGCTATCCCAAGTACAGAACGTAATGTTATTTCCAATCTTATGTCCGCCGCACAAGCGTCAGGTGTGGGTCAAGTATTAGGTCGGGCTGGCGGTAGCCCAGAGCAAGTTGAACGCGATGTCATTAACAGCGCGCGTCAACGATTGGTGGCTTCAATTAAGAACGCTACTGGAATGTCGTCAAAGTCTTTGGATTCCAATATGGAATTGCAAACCATGTTACGGTCTATTTCTGATCCTGGTCAATCGGTTGAAGCCGCGTTGCGTATTATTGATGATATTGAAAATGCGTATGTTAAAGGCAGCGGTATGTTGCCTAAACGCGATCAGCCAGGTGCGGCGGGGCAAGGAACTAGTGGATTTAAATATCTTGGTAAAGAAAGCAAATAATGGCTACCAAATACCGTGTTCAAGGCCCAGACGGCGCAGTTCACGTCTTTGAAGGCCCAGATGACGCAACCCCTGGCCAAGTAGAAGCGTTTGCCGCGCAAACTTTTGGGGCAGCGCCTGCGCCAAGAGGTACGGGCATGCCCGCGCCGCGTAAAACTGGCACTGCCGCCGATCTGATTCCCGGCAATACCTACGCGGTGCCTGCGTCAACAGCAGCGCCAGCGCGCGCGCCTGCGTCGTTCACAGAAAAGTTGCTTGCACCTGTTGAAACCGCCGTAGCGCTTACGACCGGCGCAATCACAGGGCCGATTGTTGCGGGTTCAGAAGTGCTTGGCGCGCTGACCAGCGGCAAATATGGCACAAAAGAAGGTGTTCGCGCTGGCG